GAGGAAGCTCTCCTCAATGAGTCAGAACACCTTTGTTAGCGTACGCTAGACTTGCACTAGCTGCAGACTACTGTGTACGTCTGATATGCTTTTCTCACGGACTAGTCTCAGAGGGGAAATGGTAGTCTAATAAGGCTTCGTTAACTAAGTTATCGAAGTCGTTAATAAAACGGCCATACCTTTTGATTGACTTTCTATCTGTAAAATCTATTTCATTAGGAAATAGACGAGACAGTCTATCCGACAACTCAGGAATCGAGTCACCGCCCCACTTTGCTTTTCGATGACAATAGTCAGGATCAGCAAATGGCGCCGTTTCAAGAATCTGCACTACGTTCATCTTGACGTACACCCAAAGGGATGGGCTCAAAATAAGAGCTATGGGTCTGATAAACCCAATGTAGAAGCAACCAGGGTCCTTGTAAGTTACTAATTTATAGTAACTTAACCAGAACTCTGATAGCGCTGTTTCATACACGCTTAGGGCCTTCGAAACAATAAGCACATTAAGTGCATATATTGTCGCGAACCTGAGTGGAAATGGTTTAGTACCTAATATCAGTGAATACCAACCTACTCCAGTATAAACTGCAGAGAATTGGCCTGATGTTAGTAAACCATTTAAACCAAAACAGCTCCATAAACCAATCTTAAAGTTTTGTCTCTTTGGACAAAGAATTTTAAGAATATCAAATGCTTCCGGTAAAGTCAAGTATCCAAGCCCAAGGGCCGTGGACACGAGCAAGCCAACTAGAGATCTATCTCGGAGAGCGGACAAAACTAGTCCGGCTCCGATTGGTGACAAATCTTTGACACTAGAAGTTTTCAATCTCTTCGCAAACTCTAGAATATCAGAAGATATTAAAGACTTTGTATCAGAGATGGAAACCCCTAGAGTTACCATAAGTGAAAGATAAGATTTAGCAACCTTGTCATTCCAAATAACAATATCATCTCCAAGTATACAATATTCCTGTAAAGACGATATGTTATTCAAACGAGCCGCCATCATCACAATAATGTGATGAGTAACGGCAAGCATTGCTCATGATGAATAAGCTCCCATTGGCTGGCCGACTGAGTATGAGATATACTTTCCTCGGTCAAAGAACGGGATGCTCATCAAAGACGATCATGAATTAGCGACAGAGTCGCCATACATTAATCGTAGAATATCACCTTGAAGTAAAGAGGGTAACCTATCGGTTGCACTCTTTAAATCAAAAGAAAATAAAGTTGGTATTCGACCAGAAGAAGATCTTATATTATTAAGAGGCTTCAATTGGTCGAATGTACCGTCAGTTTGAACAGACCTCAGTAGCTTAAAAAGCGACTGATGAAGGGGATAAAGAGCAGCTTGGATCCACCAGTTTGTAATACCAACTGGCCTAGCTTTACCGGCAACGTCATAAACAAAGGCTAAACGCCCTAAATTCATACGTACCGGGAAAATTAGACTAATTAGTAAATACAAAGGTCCTAAGATAATAAGATAGAGCTGTAACCACACGAACAGGACGTAATTACCATTAAGTAAATACATCCGGAGAGTGTGAAACAATCTAACCGGGTCATGGACAAATGCAAAAGCATCTTTCCAACATCCCTGAGTAGCAGGACCAAAATTTGGTCCTGAATTCTCAGAGTGATAGGCCCACTTCTTAGATCTTAGGGGGTGTGCCCCTAAGCCTCCTGACGACGACAACTTAAAGAACATTGATATAGACTCCTTTAAGGAGTGTAAATCAAAACTTTGCGAAACCCCAGAAAAGGGGCTAACGATGGAGCTATAATCTATAACTCCACGGTAAGGCAAAATTCTATAAGTTGAAAGTAAAGTCAAAACGCAACCAATTATACACCTAGAGGATTCGAAATTATCATGCCAATCAAGCATGGCAATCCGAATCTCCATAGGTATAATCTTTGGTAGCCCTCTAAAATCAAGAGCGACTCGCGGACCAAAAGAATCCAACGGAAGCCCTTGATTACCTGCTAAAAACTGATGAACAAATAAAGAACAAGCTTTAAGATATTCAAAAGCAAATCTATAATTTCGTCTAGAATAACATCTTTTCAGAAGAATATAGATTCTTTTTGATAGAAGGTTGAAATTTTGTGAGTGAGAAAGAGACATACCCAGCGCTCTGATGGTAAGGCGTGAATAACGGTTAAATTCATTAAGCCGCATTCACACCTTACCTTTTACTCTAATAGATTGTTTATTTGCGAAAGCATTAAATAAATTATTGGAGTAATGACGGAGCCAAGGGGGTCTATTTCACAAGGGGGCTAGCCTCTTAAAATAACACTCTCTATTAGAAGAGTGTACACTTGGTAATTACGTCATAGTAGCCGTCACTACCATTAGCCAGGCTGGGGGGTCTCAATCCCCTTAGACTCGGTCGATGATTTCTCATGGAGGGTCTGCTTGGAGTCTGCTG